CAGTCAAACATATGGGGAGCCGATACAGTATGTCAGCAGGAAAACAGATAAGATAATCAATGATGCTGTGGATAAACTGAATGATTATATGAAGGACGCTCATCGGCAGGCCAGAGATATAAAGCTTGGAAACTTTCAGAGTGCCGTTGGAACTGCCTACAAGGTAGCGCTTAAAGGAAAGCCAACCGATATTGTGCCGTTCCGCATTCATATTCCGAATCCGATGAATACGATTGTTGTGTATTCGGCTAAAGACGATTCAGATATGCTCTCTATCCAGGTTCTGAAAGATGAAAATGACGAACAGTATTATCAGTGCTATTCTGAAGAGTATTATTTCGTTATCAAAGGCGGGAGAGTAACTGAAACAAAAATAAATGGCTTTGATGGCATCCCGATTGTGGAATATCCGAATAATCCGGATAGGCTCTCCGACATTGAGATTGTGATTACGCTTCTTGACCAGATTAATAAAATGCAGTCTGACCGGATGAATGGCATTGAGCAGTTTGTTCAAGCATTTATGCTTTTCAAAAACTGCGAGATTAGCAAAGATGAATTTATTGAAATGTGTGATTTGGGAGCAGTACAGGTCAAGGATTCCGGTCAAGGTGTGCAATCAGATGTAAAACTTATGACTGCTGAACTTAATCAGGAGCAGACACAAGTGGCTAAGGATGACGTATACAGACAAGTACTTGTCGTTAATGGTATGCCAGACCGGCAACAAAATACAGGAGGCGATACCGGACAGGCGGTATATCTTCGGAATGGATGGGACTTTGCAGAACAGCGGGCAAAACTGGATGAACCATTTACGATTGAAGCAGAGAAAAAACATGCCAGAATTGTTTTGAACATCATAAATCAAACAACAAACGATGTTCCGTTAACTGTCAGGGACTTTGATGTGAAGATTACAAGGAATTCTACTGACAATATGTTGATTAAGGCGCAGGCTTTGGATTATCTGTTGAAAAATAAGATACATCCGTTAATTGCGATTACTGTTTGCGGTCTGTTTGGAGACCCAGAAAAAGTGTGGACGCAAAGTAAGCCTTATATGGATACTATCTTTAAGACCCAGGAGCAGATAGACATTGAAGCTGAAAAAGAACGTGCAATGGGGCTTTTGAAAGCAAAGCAAACTGAAACAGTTAAAACAAGAGAAGCTGAATAGGCTTTTCTTTTTTTATATCAAAATTTGGAGTCATCCGATAAATGGCAGAATCCGGCAGGCGCAACCTGCGGTAACAAAAGCGTGGATTAGAGAGGAGAAGAATCATGACGAGAGAACAGGCTAAAAAGAATTTAATTGCATTGGGAGTTGCAGAGCCGACAGATGAGCAGGTGACAAACTATCTTAATCAGCATAATGGCGAGGTTAAGAAGTATCAGGAAGATGCAGATAAGTGGAAGAAGGAAGCTGATAAGGCAGAGGAGCTCCAAAAGCAGCTGGATGAGATTGGGCAGCAGAACCTTACGGAAATTGAAAAAGAACAGAAGGCAAGGGCGGCAGCAGAACAAAGGGCAGCAGATTTACAGAAGCAGCTTACCCAGATGGCGGTTGAAGGGATTTTTGCAAAAGCTAATCTGACCGGAGAAGAATTTTCCGGAATAATTGGTGCTCTTTCAGCACTGGATCTGGAAACGGCAAAAACAAATGCTGAATCTTTTGTCAACGGGATTTCCAAGAGGGATGAAGAAAACAAAACGCAGTGGAAGAATGAAAACTTTAATAACACGCCAAATCCAGGGACAGGTGGAAAAGGTGACCCGGCCGGAGGCGGAGAAGAAAAGAGCGCAGCAGCTGAATATGCGAAACAGTATTCCCAGCAACATAACCCACAGCCGGCACCGGCG